CACCACGAGCGCCGCTCCAGCGGCAGCGCCGAAGACGACGACTGCGCCAATCGACCTCGCCATCCTGAAAGACGATCTCAACATCCCCGCGACCGACACCAGCCAGGACGCGTGGCTGCAGCGCCGCGCCGATGGCGTGTGGGCGCGCATGGAGAGCTTCACGATGCGCCGATTGTGCGTGCCGCCGGTCGCGTTCATCGACGATTGGTCCGAGGTGCGGACCGACCACCATCACATCAACCGGCCGCCAGCCATCGCCTATTGGCGCACCGCGACGGCGTTCCTGCGCTACTACCCGGTGTCGGCGATCACCGCCGTCGAGTTGAACGGCACCGCCATCGATTTGAGCAACGTCACCTTCGACGCCCGGAGCGGCAAGCTGTTCACGCTTGACGTGCCGCCGCCGCCGAGCTTCGGCTATGACTGCAATCTCGGCCACCGGCTGCTGTGCGAGCAGGCGCGCATCACCTACGCGGCCGGCTGGGACGCAATACCGCCCGATCTCTACCAAGCGCTGCTCGGCGTGATGCAAGTGCTGTGGAACGGCCGGCAGTCGCAGCTCAACGGCCTGGGCGGCGCGCAGATTTCCGACATCAACGTGATCGACGTGGGTGCGATCAAGATTGCCGGCGGCAACGACTTCATCGAGTTCGCCGCGCGCACGCCCATTGCCGGCCAGCTCGACCCGCTGCTCGGGCCATGGGCCGGCCTGCTCACCGATTACATCGACTGGCGCGGCACGGTCGGCAGCGACCAGACGCCGACGACGAGCGAGGCCCCATGAACGTCATCGACAACATCACCCCGGCGATGCAGTTCGGGCTCAAGCTCTTTGCGCGCGACATGGATTACAGGCCGGTCGGCGCGCTCACACCGTCCACCATTCGCGGGTTCAAGCGCGGGCTGCGCTCCGAGGACACCTTCGCCGGGGCGATGCAGCAGGATCAGGTCGCGGTGGTCGACGCGGCGCAATTCTTGATCGTGATCGGCAGCGAGACGCCGCGCCGGCTCGACCGCTGCGTGGTCGACGGCCAATCGTTCACGGTCGAGGCGTGGCGCGGCTCGCCAGCGGTCCCGCCGTTCGTCTTTTTCAAGCTGCTGTTGCGCGGGAGCCAGCAATGACGACGCCGCTCGACGTGTTCAAGGCGACGTGGACCGCGAAAATTCCGGCCGCGGTGCTGCCCTACATCGAGGCGGTCAACAGCCAGGTCGACACCAACGAGGCCCCGGACGTGTGGGGTGCCGCAATCGTGCAGCCGGCCACGCGCGGCGACGTGACGCTCGGCTCGACGCCGTGGGTCGAGGAAGCCGGCCATTTCCTGATCGGCCTTTTCACGCGCAGCGCGAGCGGCCCGGCGGCGCTCGATCAGGCGGTCGACTACATCCGCCAGACGTTCCACGGCTTTCGCGGCGACGGGCTGCTCGTCCTGCAAGTCGACGGCCCGCTCGATGGCGACCCCGAAAGCGTGGGCGAATGGTGGCAGCTCGCGATGACGGCGCGCTACACGTTCCAGACGCGGCGCGATGCGAGCGGGCCGGGCTATGGCAACTGGCCGGGGTTCCCGGACACGCCGCCGGCGCCGCTGCCGCCCGGTCCGTAGCATGGTCGACACGGTGCAGGTTTCGGGTCTCAGTGAGGCCCGCACCAACATGCTCAAGCTCAAGGCCAGCGTGCAGGCCGAGATATTGAACGCGGCGCTGCGCGACATGGGATGGGAGCTCGCGCGGCCGATGCGCGGGCAGACCTACTCGACGTTCATCCGGCGCACCGGAGCGATCCAGCACGGGCTGAGCGTCGCCGTGGAGCGCGACGCCAAGTCCAACCAACTGAAAGCCTGGGTTGTCGAATATCCGCAGAGCATCGCGGGCGCGGAGACGCCGTTCAAAGCGCTCGTGCGTAAGCACATGGCCGGGTCGCACGCCCGCAAAGTGTCGACGACCTCGACGGCGTTCTGGTGGCGCTTCCTCGAAAAAGGAACCGGCGAGCGCAAGAGCGTGCGCACCCCGAGGGCGACGAAGGTCCCGAGCCAGCGCGCCGGCACGCGCAGCGCGAAGGCATGGGGGCGATGGACGGCGGCGTCGTCGCACGGTCGGCTCGTTCCGCGCCCGTGGCTCGCGCCGGCATTCGACAGCTCCGCTCAGCTCGCCATCGCCACGTTCCGCGCATCCTTCCTCAAGCTGGTCGACGCGGCGACCAGCGCCATGCCCAAACGCTAGGAGGTTCGTCATGCGTATCTCGTCTCAAGGCACCGTCATCATGATCGACGACGCCGTAACGCCTCCCACTGCCGCCATCCTGAGTGCGACGCACGCCAAGCCGTGCGTGATCACGCTCGCCGTCGCCGCCACGCCGCCGGTCGTGGGCACCGTCATCGTGCCGCGCAACACCGGCTGGCTCAGCATCGAGGGCACGCCGTTCAAGGTGAAATCCGTCGCCGCGCAAGCCGTCACACTCGAGGACAGCGACAGCAGCCGCGAGCAAAATCCGATCAACACGACCGGCACGCCGCCGGCAACGCTCGACATGCCGACGTTCATCGAAATGTGCCGCTCGACCTTCCAGGCCAACAATCCGGCCGGCGCGACCATCGACGTGACGACGCTGTGCGACAACGCGCACCGCATCGTCGCCGGGCTGCCCGCCATCGGAACGTGGACCGCCGCCGGCTTCTACGACTGCAAGGACACTGCCATCGCGCGCGCCCGCGACGCCTATCGGTCGGGCGACGATGTCATCATCGACGTGCGCCTGCCGGATGGCTGCGGCCTCACCTTCGCGGCCATCGTCAACACGTTCGACGTGACGCTCGGCATCAACGCCGCTGTTGCCAACACCCTCGGCGGCCAGATCGACGGGCAAGTTCACTTCTACGAAACGCCCGCGCCCGGCTTCGTGCCGTCTGCTGCGCCGCCGCAGCAGCAGGTCGCCGCATGACGGCGCGCGATGTGTGGGACGGGCGGCCGGTCATCTTCGCGGAGTTCTCGATCCGCGAGGGCAGGCCGGTCACTCAGGCGTTCCAGCGCGACGGCGAGCAAGGCTCATTCGCTCTGCTGGTGGCGTCGATGCGTTGGGCCGATAGCGGCGAGCCGGTGTTCGCCGACATCGACGCCATCGAGGTCCAGCCGTTCCGGCTGCGCCCGACGCTGGCGCGATTGTCGGCCAAGGCGGCATTCGTCAACGGACTGCGCGCCGACGATCCCGACGACGAGGCGGATGCTGCGCCGGTCGCCGGCAACGGTCACGACGCCGAGGTCGCCGCGCGCCCTTCCTCCTGACGCCGGAGCGGGTGTTCCTGCACCGGCTCGCTCTGGCGCTGCACCGGACGGTGGCCGAGCTGGAAGCCTCGATGACGCAGCGCGAACTCCGCGACTGGCGATTGTTCGACGCCGCGCACGCGCCGCTGCCTGACCGGCTGCACGACATCCACACCGGCGTGCTGGCGTCGGTCATGGTCAACCTCCAGCGCGCCGCCGATGCCGCGCCGGCCACGCCCGCCGACTTCTTCGTGATCCGCGACCGCTCGCGGCCCGCCGTCGACGAGCCCCGTGAGATCGACCGGCTGCGCGCGCAATGGCGGGGAGGCTGAGCATGGCCGTCATTGGTGACATCCTCGTCAAGCTGGTCGCCGACTTCGCGCAGTTCGCGCAGGGCATGGACGAAAGCGTCAAGCAACTCGAGAGGCTCGGCACGGCATCGGCCAAGGCCAATGAGTCGGTCGCGAACTCGTTCAAGCAGATCAAGAGCGCCATCGCCGGCCTCGGCCTTTACGAGATCTATAATCAGATCAACGCGGCGGTCGACAAGGTTCAGGAGTCGGTGCTCAAGATCGCCGACGCGGCGCACGCCCTCGGCATCAGCACCACGGAGTTTCAGGGTCTCAAAGAGGCCGCGCGCGACTCCGGCATCGGCGTCGATCAGGCGTCGGCGATGTTTCAGCGCTTCCAGGCGCAGGTCTCGTCAGCGGCGCACGGCAACGCCGACGCGATCAAGCTGTTCGATCAGCTCGGCATCCAAATCCTCGACGCCGGCGGCAAGGTCCGCAGCTCGACCGAGCTGTTCCAGCAATTCGCCGTTGCGATCCAGAAGCTGCCGGCGAGCCAGCGCGGCCTGATCGAGGACACGCTGCTCGGCAAGTCGGGCGCGCCGGTCGACAAGCTGCTGGGCGATCTCAGGAACGGCTTCGATCAAGCCGCCGACGGCGCGCGCAAGCTGGGCACCTTCATCGACCAAGATGTCAGCGCCAAGATGGAAGCGCTGCGCGCGCGCTCGGAGATCGCCACCGAGAAGATGACGGCGTTCTTCGCGCCCTTCGTCGCCAACATAAAGACCGATGTTCTGGAGCACATCGCCGAGGGCCTCACGAGCATTCAAACCGCGCTGGCGGCGACCAAGCCCTACGAGTCGACCCTCGACAAGATCATCGCCTATCTCAGCGCCAGCCGCGCGCCTGCGGCGTCGCTGGAAGTCGATCCTGCCACCGGCCTGCCCAAAGGCGTCACCGACGTTGCCGGCGCGATGTCGGGCTCGATGGACGACCTCAAGACCAAAGAGCAGGCGCTGACCGACCAGTGGCAGGCCGACCTCGAAAAGGTGAGCAAGAAGAACGACGAGCTGGCCGCTAAAGCCGTCGAGATGAACCAGACCGTTGCCGACATGGTGCGGCAATACGGGTTCGCCGATGCGCGCGTGCAGGACATGATCGTCTCGCAGCGCAACCTCAACGCCGAGATCGACAAGGGCGTGAAAAAGGCGGGCGACCTCGCCGCTGCGCTGATCAACGCGGCAGTCGGGCCGCCCGACACGCCGCCGCCGGTCGCCCCGTCCGACTTCGGCCGCGCCGCCTGGGGCAAGACGACCCAGGCGAAACCCATCGTCTCGGGTGGCGGCGGCGGCTCTACTGACCAGAACAACATCGAGGCGCAGATCAAGCGCTATGACGCGCTCGCCGTGGCGGCCGACAAAGCCTACCAGACGATCCTCGCCAACGAGAACCAAGACATCGAGACGCTGAAGCGCAAGGTCACTGTGCAGCAGCAGGTCGACGACATCGTCGCCAAGCTCACGGCGCGCAACATCAAGGCGACCGACGAGGAAAAACAGCGGCTCTACGATAGCGTCGACGCTGCCGAGCAAAAGCGCGCGGCCGAGCAGAAGCTGCTCGAGGTCGAGGTCGCCGCGACCGAGACCAGCAAGAAATACGGCGACGGCACGGTGGCGCTCGCCAAGCTGCACAAGGACCTCGCCCAACAGCTCGCGACCCACCGCATCAATCAGGACGAACTCAACCGCGCCACCAAGGAGGGCACCGAGGCGATCCAGCAGGCGGCGCTCGCCGCCCAGCGCTACGACGACAACCTCGGCTCGCTGGCGGCCGGGTTTGAGCATGCCGCCCTTGCCTACGCACGGCAGAACGACCTGTTCACGCTCGGCGAGCAGGCATTCAGCGGATTGACCACGGCGATGACCGAGGGCCTCAAGGTGCTTGAAGGCCAGAGCAACAAGACGTTCGGCCAGATCGCCGCCGACTTCGCGAACATGCTCGCGCAGATGGCGCTGCAGGCGGCGGTCTCGCAGGTGTTCAAGACGGTGTTCGGCGCGATAGCGGCCCCGGCAGCGGGCGGCGTCGCACCCGGCGCGGTGTCGCCCGGCGATTGGGCGGCCATGCTCAACAATGTTCCCGGCCTGCCGGGCCGCGCGGCCGGCGGCCCGGTCGGTGCCGGGCAACCTTACGTCGTGGGCGAGCAGGGTCCCGAGCTGTTCGTGCCAGCCGGCGCGGGCCGCATCGTGCCGTCTGCCAACGCCAACGGCGGCGGCGTGTCGGTGGCCATCGACATGCGCGGCACCACCAGCTCGGCGGGCACCACCGATCCGAGCGCGGCCCAGCAATTCGGCCGCAAGGTGCGCGCCGCCGTGGTCGACATCATCCAGAACGAACAGCGGCCGGGCGGCACGCTCTATCAGCGAGGCGCGTGATGGCACACCAGACGCCCTACTGGTCGTGGTGCCCGATGGCGGGGGCCGCGCGGACGACGACGCTGTCGGTCGACCAGACGACCTACGGCGACGGCTACGTCCACCGCGCCACGCGCGGGCTGCATCCGGGCAAGCCGGCGTGGGCGCTCGTGTTCCCGTTCGCGTCGCTCGCCGAGCTGCAGGCGATGGATCAATTCCTCGTCGCCAACGCGGCCGCCGGCTTCTGGCTGACGCCGCCCGATGGCACGACCGACGTGTTCGTCACCGCCGACACCTGGTCGACGGCAATCGCCGACAAAAACCTCGCGAGCGGCATCGTCGGCACGCTCTCGGCGACCTTCGTGCAGCAATTCAATCCGCAGCCGGTCAACCCGACTGCGTTTGGAGAACAACCACATGACGGTTAACTACGGCGTCACGCTCAAAAACAATCGGATGCAGTTGGTCGCCGACCTCATCGCCGGGCTCGTCGCGGCAGTATCGACGGGAACGCGCTCGGCCGGGACCCTGGTGCTCGGCACGTCTGCCTTGAGCGGCGCGACGGGCGTTCTGGCGACGATCCCGTTGGCGACGACGCCATTCACCATTGTCGGCGGTGTCGCCACACTTGCCGGCGTGCCGCTTTCGGCGGCGGCAAGCGCCACTGGCACGGCGGCGCTTGCCGAGTTGCGCAACAATGCTGGCGCGACCATCGCCAGCGGCCTGACGGTCGGGCTGTCGGCGTCCGACATCATCGTTACGTCAACCTCGATCAACAACGGGCAGACGGTCACGGTCACGTCCGGCACCATCACGCACGGCTAGAGACCGTTCGATGGCGAGCCCGCCGCTTTCAACCTGGGTCCCATCACTCTCCTACGTTGCGACGCTTGCCGGCGGCGTGCCGATCAACATTTCGTTCGCCCCGACCGAGGCGAGCGACCAAGTCTCATTCAGCGCAGACGTTGTAAACACAGCCTCGCTCGCGACGACGGAGGCGCGCGATCTTGCTGCCTTCGCTGCTGAGCCGGTCGTCACGGCGGCCCTGGGTGCCACGGACGCGCCGGATATCGCGGCCTTTAACGCTGGCAGCTTCATCAGCGCAACTCTGGCGGCAACAGAGCCGCCCGACATCGCAGCGTTTGCCGCTGGTCAGGCTGTCACCGCCACCTTGGCGGCGACCGATGCACCTGATGTCGCGGCTTTTGTCGCCGGCACCTTGGTCAGCATGTCGCTTGCGGCGACCGAGCCGCGCGACGCTGCCGCCTTCGCGGCGAGCCCGGTCGTCGGCGTCACGGTGGCGGCCACCGAGCGAAGGGACTCCGCCGCCTTTCAAACTCTCGTGGCAATCAGTGCCGCGTTCGCAGGACAGGAAAGAACGGACGCGGCGCGTTTCTCAGTCCATGTGCCATACCCAAAGGATATTATTTGGCCGTGGTGTCCGCAGCCCGGCGCGGCGGCGCGTTCCACCCAGCTCGCGGTCGATCAGACCAACTACGGCGACGGCTACAATCACCGCGCCACGCGCGGGCTGCATCCGGCGCGCCCGAGCTGGTCTTTTTCGTTCCCGTTCACATCGTTCGACGAGCTGGACGCCTATCACCAGTTTTTGAAAGCGAACGCCGATGCGGGTTTCTGGATGCGTCCACCCGACAGCGACGTCGACGTCTACATGACCGCCGATAGTTGGTCGGCGACGATCACCGACAAGAACCTGGCGAGCGGCGTCGTCGGTACTCTGCAAGCTACGTTCGTGCAGCAGTTCAACCCGCAACCGCTCAATCCGACATAGGAGTTGCGGCCAATGGCAGAGCAGCTCGTCACCGAGGGCCTGGTCACTCTCTATCAGCTCGACACGACGATGCTCGGGGCGAGCGGGCAGATGTTCTATTTCACCAGCGCCACCGACTTCGATGTCGTGATCACATGGGGCGGGCAGCCTTATTCGCCGCTGCCAATGGACGCCACCGGCTTCCAGATGACGACCAAGGGGCCGCCGCCGACGCCCAGCGTCACGATCAGCAACATCTTTGGCGCGGCCAACTCGCTGCTCGATAATTTCAGCGGGCTGGTCGGCGCGCTGCTGACGCGCATCCTGACCTTGCGCCGCTTCCTCGACGACGGCAGTTCGCCCGATGCCAACGCCTACATCACCCGCGACAAATTCGTGGTGGCGCAAAAGACCAGCCACAACGCGCTGGCGATCGTGTTCAAGCTGGCGACGAAATTCGATCAGCAGGGCACGATGCTGCCGCGTCGCCAAATCCTGCGCGATGTTTGCAGCCACACCTATCGGTTCTGGGACCCCAACATCGGCGCGTTCAACTACTCGAAGGCGAGCTGCCCCTACACCGGCAATTGGTTTTCAGACCCGAGCAACACGCCGAGCGGCCCGCAAAACGATCAGTGCTCGCGCACAATCGTCGGCTGCTCGCAGCGGTTCGGCGGGCAAGTGCTGCCGGCGCGCTTTTTCCCCGGCGTCGGAAAGGTGCACTGATGACCGCTCTGCCCAACCGTCGCGAGATCGTTCCGCTGTCGCCCGCCTTTCCCGAGGCGTGGACACACGACATCGCCGAGGCTGCCTACACGCATGCCATCGAGGCATACCCCAAAGAGGCGGCCGGCGTCGTCGAGGGCGATGCCTATGTGCCGCTCGACAATTTGAGCGTCACGCCCGGCGACGACGTGATGCTGAGCGACGACGATCTCGTGCGCGTGGCCAAGGCCGAGGTGTTTTTTCACAGTCACCCGAGCGGCCACGGCTGCCCGTCTCAGCACGATATGATCTATCAGCAGCAGCTCGGCATCCCGTTCGTCACAATGACGGTGCCGCTCTACGACGTGTGGGCCTTCGGCGATCAGCTCGCGCGCGCGCCGATCATCGGGCGCGGCTTCCGGCACGGCGTGCATGACTGCTACTCGCTGATCCGCGACTGGTATGCCGAGGCGGGCGTCGAGCTGCCCGAAGGCCCGCGCGGTTGGGAATGGTGGAGCAAGGGCCAGGACCTTTACCGCGACAATTTCGAGCGCGCCGGCTTCGACAGGATTGCGCCCGCCGAGGCGGTGCGGCGCGGCGATCTGTTGCTGTTCAGCTTCAATTACAACGTGCCGATGCACGGCGCGATTGTGATCGATGAGCAATTGCTGCTGCATCACGCGGCCGGCGCGAGGGCGGTCGACGCGACGCGCCTGTCGACGATGGTGCCGCGCACGCGCCTTGCCCGTCACGCCACGATGGCGTTGCGCCACCAGAGTTTCCCCGCGCCATGATGCGCGACATCTATCTGCACGGCGCGCTCGGTCGCCAATACGGCCGCCGTTGGCGGCTCGATGTCGCGAGCCCGGCCGAGGCGGTGCGCGCGCTGATGGTGCTGCGGCCGCCGCTGCGCCAGGCGCTCCGTGTCGGCGACTGGCGCGTCGTCGTCGGTCGACCGCACCTCGCCAACGCCATCGATCCGGCGTTCATCAACATGCGGCTCGGCAGTCAGCCGCTCCATCTCGTGCCGGCAACGCGCGCGGCGGGCAACAGCGGCTTCGGCAAGATCGCGGTTGGCGTGGCCCTGATCGGCGCGACGGTGCTCACCGCCGGCCTCGCCGCGCCGGCCGCCGTTGGCACTTTCGCCGCGCTCGGCGCCGAAGTCGCGGTCGGTGGCGTCGGGCTCGGCTTCACCTACGGATCGGTGGCGCTGTTGGGCGCGTCGATGGTGCTGGGCGGCGTCGGCGCGTTGCTGACCACGCCGCCAGCGGCTGCGCCAGGCGGCGCGACCGCGACTGCGCCGCGCCCGGCCGACCGGCCGTCGTTCCTGTTCAACGGCGTCGTCAACAACAGCCAGCAGGGCGCTCCGGTGCCGCTGGTGTTTGGCACGCACTTGGTCGGCTCGATTGTCGTGTCGTCGGGACTGAGCGCCGAGGATCAGGCCCCGTGAGCGCCCACGCGATCCGCATCGAACGCATCGCGGACCCGCGCGGCACGATGATCGCGCGCAAAGGCGACGGCAAGGGCGGCGGCTCGGGCGCCTCGACGACGACGCCGCATCAGCCGGTCGATAGTCCGAACACGCTCGCCAGCATCGCGACGGCGCGCATCCTCGAAGTGATCAGCGAGGGCGTCGTCGCCGGTATCTCGACGGCGGCGGCGGGCGGGCAATTCTGGAACGGCGTCTATCTCAACGGCACGCCGGTCGTCGATGAGGCGGGCAACTGGCAATTCCAGCTCCAGCAAGGCGACTTCCGCTACGGCTACCCGTCGCAGGATTGGATCGCCGGCTATTCGATGTCGGAGTCCGTGTTCAACGTCGGCGTGACGACCGTGCCCTTTACGCCGGTCGTGGTGCAGCTCAGCGAGCCCAACGTGTCAGCGGTGCGCTATGTGCTGCGCGTGCCGGCGCTCTACACGCAGATGAGCAACGGCGACATCGACAGCTACAACGTCGCCTATGCCTTCGACTATCGCATCGACGGCGGCGCATGGACCAACGCCGTCACCGAGGCAATCTACGGCAAGACGATGTCGCCCTATGAGCGCGCGGTGCGCGTTCAACTGCCGACCGCCACGAGCTATATCGAAATTCGCGTCGAGCGCATCCAGTCGCCCAGCATCGGCGGCTCGGTGGGCGAGATCATCTTCTCGACCTACACCGAGATCGTCGACGGCCAGCTCGCCTACGACGACACGTGCGTCATGGCGATGACGGTGAACGCCGCGCAATTCTCGTCGATCCCGCAGCGCGGCTATCTGCTCGACGGCATCATGGTCGATCTGCCGACCAGCTATAACGGCCGCACGCATGGCGATAGCGGCAATTGGGACGGCACGTTCTACACGCAGTGGACCAACAACCCGGCATGGATACTCTATGCGCTCTTGGTCAACACG